TATTGGTTTGCCTAATGCTGCAAATTATTTGTCTACATGGGATTCAGATCCTCCTGCACCAAAAGATGCTTTTAGTCAGTCTGATGATTACTATGACACCATGTTAGCAGTGAAGAGAATCAACTCTGCTGATATAAGTCAAGTTGTCAGAAAATTAAGATGGCAGTCTGGTGTGACATATGACATGTGGAGAAATGATATTACAAGAGATAATCCATCTCAACCATCTGGTGCATTTGATATTTACTCTGCAAACTATTATGTTCTTAACTCAGACTTTAGAGTTTATGTCTGTTTGTTCAATAATGCTAATCCTGAAAATAATAATCAAGGTGGTCCTTCATTAGATGAACCAACATTCACTGATTTAGAACCAAGAGCTGCTGGTAGTAGTGGTGATGGATATATTTGGAAGTATCTTTATACAGTAAGACCAAGTGAAGCTATAAAATTTGATTCAACTGATTATATTCCTGTTCCTGATGATTGGTTTACTAGTGCTACATATACTCCTATGAGAGAGAATGCAGATGCTAGTGGTCAACTTAAAATTTGTACTATTACAAATAGAGGAGTTGGTCTTGGAACTGCTAACATAACATATACTAATGTTCCCATCATGGGAGATGGTCAAGGTGGTAAAGCAACTATTGTAGTTAATAATGATTCTAAGGTTGAAACAGTAACAGTTTCAGATGGTGGATCTGGATATACATTTGGTAGTGTTGACTTAGCAGCAGGTGGAGTTCCTTTAGGAAGTACAACACCCACATTTAATGTGATTATTCCTCCACCAGGTGGACATGGAAAAGATGTTTACTTAGAATTAGGTGCATTAAATGCTTTAGCATATGCTAGATTTGAAAATGATTCAGAAAACCCAGACTTTGTTACAGGACAACAGTTCTCAAGAGTTGGTATTTTAAAGAATCCTCAAGCAGAAGGATCTGATCAATTATTAATTGCAGAAAAAGCAAGTGCAGTATATGCTTTGAGATTGACAGGTGCTGGTTATAGTTCAGCAGTTTTTAATCCTGATGACTTCATCACTCAAACAGTTGGTATTGGATCTACTGCTGTTGGTAGAGTCATATCATATGATCAAGTTACTGGTGTGTTAAAATATTGGCAAGATAGAACCACTGCTGGATTTACATCCACAGGTCTTGCAGAACCTAACCCACAGTTTGGTTTTAGAATGAACAGATTTTCACATCTGATAGAAGCACCTGGCACTGCTACAGGTGGTAGTTATACTATTAATGGTGGTAGTGTAGCTGTTGGAATTGACACTGGATTCCAAGGTGTCTCAACAGTGATAAATAATAAGACATATTTCTTGGGTCAAAATTTTGTCAGTGGTATAGCACAACCAGAAATTAAAAAATATTCTGGTGAAGTAGTATATGTAGATAATAGACCTTCTATTACCAGATCCAAATCCCAAAAGGAAGACCTAAAAATAATCTTGCAATTCTAAGAAATCATGCCTCAGGAAACTAATCTAAATGTAGCTCCTTATTTTGATGATTTTGAGCCATCTAGTAACTATTATAAAGTATTATATAAACCTGGATTTCCTGTTCAGGCAAGAGAGCTCACTACTATGCAATCTGTTCTTCAGAATCAGATTGAGGACATAGGAAATCATTTCTTTAAAGAGGGTGCCAAGGTAATACCTGGCGGATCACAGTTTAAAGATCAATTTTTTGGAATACAGGTAGATTCTGAGTTTCTAGGGGTTCCTATAACTTTATATTTGGATCAATTAATAGGCAAAAGGATTGAAGGAGCATCATCAGGTGTAACTGCTACAGTAATTACATATATTACTGATGAAGAATCAGAAAGAGGTAATTGTACTTTATACGTTGCATATAGAGGGAGTGGAGTCAATAATGATGTAAACACATTTTTAGATAATGAAATTTTACAAACAACTGAAGATATAAGTTTTTCTACCACCTTCA